GCTCATAACTCCGAGGTCACTCGATCGAAACGAGTTGCCGGTATCCATAAAGGGAACCTACGGTTCCCCTCTGACCCCTCCCTTCAAATTCGGGCAAGGGGTCAGAGGGGACAGCATGTCCCCTGCATCACATCGCACTGGTGCATCAAGGCACTAGAGCAACTTTCATCCCTCGTAGCGCAGAGGAAGCGCGCCGTAAAATACCGTCAGTCAAAATCACGTTGTGAAAACATCCGAAAGACAGATGGTTATCGCATAACAAGCCGGAGGTCACACGATCGAAACGTGTCGGGGGAATATCAACACATCACATCGCAATGGTGCATCAAGGCACTGGAGCAACTTTAAACCGGCATGGCGCAGCGGTTAGCGCGCGGGGCTCATAACTCCGAGGTCACTCGATCGAAACGAGTTGCCGGTATCCATAAAGGGAACCTACGGTTCCCCTCTGACCCCTCCCTTCAAATTCGGGCAAGGGGTCAGAGGGGACAGCATGTCCCCTGCAATCCCTCGTAGCGCAGAGGAAGCGCGCCGTAAAACACCGTCTGTCAACACCACGTTGTGAAAACATCCGAAAGATAGATGGTTATCGCATAACAAGCCGGAGGTCACACGATCGAAACGTGTCGGGGGAATTTCTACTTTTTATTATTTTGACTTCTGCGCATTTTATTTTTACGACGTGTTTTTTTTGATTTCGATTTTAAAAGGCGCACATTCCTTTTTTTTGATTGTTTTGTCCTTTTTATTTTTTTAGCTCCACCTAACATAATACACTTTCCACATTGCAAACAACCGCTAGGTTTTGGCATCAGATTTGTAATTCTTACATTATTAGAACGAAGTAACGGAGCTTCTGCTTCTCCTTCTGAAATATAATTTACTAATTCATTCATTATATTAACTTCATCCTCAAGGCTTACTTCTTGACTAGTAAAACTTAATTTTAAGTCATCACCACCATTTCTACTTGTTATAATATTTAATTGAAACACTTCAGTTCCCATGGACAATGTTGCTTCTCCACAAAATATTCCATCAACACTGCCATATTTTGTACGTAATTTTTGTATGACATTTGATATACGCTGACTATAAAAAAAATTTTTTGTCGCAAATGACTCTTTACTTAATTGAGCATGTAGTTTTTGTAATTCAGTAAGTTCATTCATATATTTTTCATATTCCTCTTTTTTACTCCAGTACTTTGGTGAAGTTTTTTTTGCAACATCTTTAACATTTTTTGTAAATTTGTCCATTGTACTGAGAGGTACATCTTCAACTCGTGTTGGTGGATTTAACTCTTCAGAAAGTTTACTAACTTTATTTTCCAAGGGTTGAAGTTGAATTATAGCACAACCATTCCGGTAAAAATTTATTTGATCTAAAATCGATAAAATAAGTCCATTTATATATTCATCGGGAATATCATCTCTTCTTCTTTTAAAAATATCACTAATTTCATTGTATCTTTTGAGATATTTTAAAATAAAATTAAAATCCATATCGTCAATTGTATCAACCCCCATATGTCTTTTTAATTCATTTACTCCATTGATAACTGCAGCTTGAAATTCAGGTGTATCTATTTCCAAAAAAGGAATAACAGAATCACCAGGACTGGCAGAACTAGCAGAACTAGCAGAACCAAGTAAATGTTCTTTACTACTTGTAAAAAAACTCATGTGAATTTAAAATTAAGCTAAATGTAACTAATATATATATATATTATAATAATAGATAATAATAATATTTTGACTATGGATTATCATATATTATATATGTTATCAATATAAATATACATTTATATATTTATATTAGTAGTGGAGTCACCAACACCAACACAAATTCAGTCTTCCATCATGCAACCTCAAAATCAAAATCAAACATTTTCTCAAGGAAAATTGACAAAATCAGAATGGAATAATATGGAAATTCCAGTTTCCTCTGATGAATTGGATATAATTAAATTAATTAAGGATAGTTATCATGATGTTCAAAAAAAATATAATAAAAATGTTTCCATGATTGGAATGTTGAAAACATCTTCCTATGAAGAAATGCACCTGCATTTGTATAAAAAATATTTTGAAGAAACTGTGAAAGAAATGATAAAAAAATATAAAATACCACCTCTCCCCGCACACAACGCAACATCAGATGTTGTAAAAAATAAAAATATAAAACAAGGACAACAACCCACTATAAAAAAAATAGACGCAATTCGAATTCAAAATAATGAAAATGAAATAAATTTAAAATCGGTTTATGAATTTACAATTTTAAGAATATGTAAACTTTTACTTGATAAGAAAGCAGGTTGGAATAAATTAAAAGAAGAGAAAGAGAAAAATAAAGAGAAAAATGAAAAAAGTGAAAGCAGCAGCAACAGTGACAATGATAGTGACGACGACGACGACGACGACGGAAACGACATTGTAAGTTGTAGCTGGATGTCTTATTATTATGCATTGATGGTGAATTCAAAAAATAATATTGACCACGTAAACACGCATGTAATTGCATTTGTAAATCACTTGCTTGAATTGTGCGATGAAGACTTGGACATTTTTCATTTTATAAAATATTCTGAATATTACATTGAAAAAAATCACTTGTGCACAAAGTATCAAGATATTGGTTTATATGAACATCAAAAACAAATATTCACATACTGCAAATTTCCGAATCCAAAGCTTATTTTATACATTGCACCAACAGGAACAGGAAAAACGCTGACACCAATTGGTTTATCAGAAAAATATAAAATAATATTCGTGTGTGCGGCACGTCACGTTGGACTCGCATTAGCAAAGTCGGCAATATCAATTCAAAAACGAATTGCATTCGCATTTGGATGCAGAAGCGTCGACGATATACGACTCCACTATTTCGCCGTAAAAGAAGCAACAAGAGACTGGAAAACAGGCGGAATACGAAAAGTAGACAACAGCGTTGGAGACAATGTTGAAATCATTATCAGCGACATTCAATCTTATTTGCACGCGATGTTTTATATGAAGGCATTTAATAATACGGAAGACATTATACTTTTTTGGGATGAACCGACGATTACAATGGACAACCAAACACACGAGCACCATGAACTTATTCACAAAAATTGGAAACAAAACATTATCCCAAATATAATCCTTTCATCTGCAACACTTCCACACGAAAAGGAACTTCAAACCACAATTGCAGATTTCAAAACTCGTTTTGTAAATGGAAAAGTTTTCAACATTGTAAGTCATGATTGTTGCAAATCGATTCCAATCGTCAACAAAGGCGGCTGTGTTCAACTTCCACACACATTATTTTCTGAATACTCTGACGTGCTAAGCAGTGTTGCTCATTGTGAAAAAAATAAAACGTTGTTGCGATATTTTGGGATAAATAAAATAAGTGAATTTATTTCATATGTTAATAAAAACGAACTCTATTCAAACTCGAGATACAATATTTCAAGATATTTTTCATCTTTTCAGGAAATTACACTTATTAGTATTAAAATCTATTACTTGACCCTTTTAAAAAATATAAAACAAGAGTCAAATGCATCCGCATCCGCATCCGCATGGAAACAAATATACGAGTATTTCAATTCAGGAGAAGGTGCGGACAACCTGTATGAATCCACCGGTTATGTGACCACATCAGACGCACACACGCTTACTGACGGACCCACAATTTTTTTGACAAATGATGTTGAAAAAATCGCAACATTTTGCCTTCAAACAGCGCAAATACCGGCACAACTTATCAATGATATTATGGATACAATTCAGCACAATAACAAATTATGCGAACAAATTGAGTGTGTTGAGAAACGCATCGAAGACTTGCTCAATGATGCTGAAAAAAAAACAGCTGGAGCAAGCGGAGATGGAAGCAAAGGTGCTTCAAAAAAAACAGAAAAAAAATCAACAAAATTTTTCGATAAAAAAATGGATGCTGGTGAAATAAGAGAACTCAACAATAAATTGCAAACGCTTAGTGAGCAAGTGAAGCGGGCGGCGCTTAATGATTTGTTCGTCCCGAATCGACCTGCTCATTTGAACAGGTGGCATGAAACTCAAACTGCAACTACAAGTCAGAGTCAGAATAAAAATAATAAACCGTGGTCATGTGACATTGAAGACACGTATGTGGAAAAAATCATGTTGTTACCAATCGAGTCTCATTGGAAGATTCTGCTTTTGATGGGCATCGGCGTAATTACAGATCATAAAAATCCAAAATATAATGAAATTATTAAAGAGCTTGCACAAGACCAAAAACTTTTTTTAATTATCGCATCATCCGACTACATCTACGGCACAAATTATCAGTTTTGTCACGGATACATTAGCCGCGATTTACACGACATGACGCAAGAAAAAACAATTCAGGCAATGGGACGTGTCGGCAGAAACAGTATTCAGCAAGACTACACCATTCGATTTCGAGACGATGACTTGATTAAAAAATTGTTTTTACCTTCTACCAATAAACTCGAAGCGGATAACATGAACAAGCTGTTTTCTTCTGCATAGCATAACAGGTGTGCCGGCGCATCGACATAAATATTATATGCAAACCCATATAAAGAGTTGGACACAATTCATATAGCATAGGAACACATACAAAAGTACTCCAACCCAAACCCATACACAATGAGCTCTGCCGATTCTGAATCAAAGTCATTGCTGGCTACTACCGCACCGGCTCAGAAAATCACTAAAAGTGATGTTGTGAATAAATTCAAAGAATTGCATAAGAAATATTATGTTACAAGAGGATACATGATTCACACTGTGAGTGATGTATTCTCAAAACAATTTTGCGAAATGCACCTAACTACCGGACTTGAATGGAAGGTGGAATACAACCATTATGCAGAGACAAATGTCCGTCTCGTAGAAATAAAAACCTTTGTTTTCGGAAAGCCTATTACTGTGGCACTGGAGTGCCCAATTAAACAAGTACATCGTTCAGAATTTGAATACCATTTTGGATTTGGCGGACACTGTAAGGGTTACAGTAAAACGAGAATGATTGCCCGATTTCTAGGTCAGTTTGATAAAGAGTTGAACTATGAAGAACTTTTGAATCCCGCTCATGAAAAAAACGAGACACCCATTGATGAAACTTATGTGAAAAATGTGCTCAAGTTGTTTATTATGGGAGGCTATATTAAATACTGGAAAGCATTTGATGAATTCAGAGACTGGTTCATGGAAAATATGGACGAGAGCATTCGAGAGGAGTTGTCGCTGACATTGTCTCGTTCAGAATTTGAAGAAGATTTTTCAACTGGTCCAGAAATCGACGGAATGACCAAGGCCATTTTTGAAGACTATGAAGTGCGTTTGAGTCATCCATTCTAGATTTTACATTGATGCGTTCGGTCGATATTAATTATACCTTTTTTTTTATTTTACATTATAATTAATATCTATAAATATCTTGTGGTGTCATTTCAATCCAACCTCTAATACATCCTTCACTTTTGACATAATATCCTGAAACTTTAATAAAAGCAGAAAGCAAATCACCCATTTCTTCATATGTCCATTTTTCCGTTTCTGTACAATAAATTTGGTCCATTACAATATCATTATCATATTGCCATAAGCAACATGACATATCTAATAACATTTTTTCACGAAACCGAATCTGCTTGTTTATTCTGTTATTATCACCACCCATTCCTCCTTCACTACGATTCAAGTATGGTAAATTTTTATTTTCTTGCAATGAACATGACTCTTTTATATGTTCAACGATATGTCTGTTTTCACCACCACCACCTTCACATTTGTTTTTAAAATCCAACCAACGTTTCATATAATCTGGAGGAGAATCTTTGTCGATAGAGAATCGCAATTTATAAACATAAGCTTCTGTATCTAAACTCATACTTGATATATTATGTAAACTCGCCCTTTTAAGTTATTTTCTTTTAAAAAATAAATATAAAAATAAAAAAACAAACGATGTAAATGCCAAATCGTTTAATATATGGAATATTTGTGTGTGTTTGTATATCCTTTTTATTTTTGAAGATGCATTGTGTTTATCAAATACTTATAGCGTGAACTACAACAAATCAGCATTTCAATTTTTATTTTAATTATATTTCATAATATGGAAATAATTAAAATAAAATTATAACTATAATGATTGTAACAAAAACAACCAGTGTTTAATTGCTGTAAGCAAGACCACCCATACCAGACATGATGCGGAGAACGTTGTAGTTGGTGGCATAGACACGAACTTTGGCGGTCTTGGTACCTTCAACAGTGGCATTGGACAACACGAGCTGAAGAGTTGCGTTGTCAATACGGGAGAAGTTGCACGAACCGCTTGGCTGATGCTCTTCGGGCCTCAACGCAAATGAGTAGACGTTGATACCGGTGTCGGGAGTGCGGGTGTGGTGCTGGTAGGGCTGAACGAGGTCAAAGTAAGTTCCTTCACGCTCAGAGAAGCGGTCCTGGCCGTTGAGCTGGAGTTTGGCAGTCACGACGGGGTTCTGACCCCAGCAATGCAGGGAAAGAGAGGTTTCAGCAAGAACGAAAGTGCCGGCATCAGAAACACCGGAGTTCATGTTTGAGTTGAAGTTGGGTTGGTCGTAAGAACCGCCGTGGTTCAGGGAACCAGTAGTCCACCACTGATCAGTTGTGGAAATGGTTTCGTCGCCTGCACCGGCATCATAGAAGAGACCGGAAGCATCGATGTAGTTGTCGACAGCCTCGGGGCCTCCAAATGCATGAATTGCGTTGGGAAGAGCGTCGACTGCGTCGGTGTAGTTGAAGGGCTGGGCACCGAGCAACCTGTAAAGAAGCTGGTTGCAGTCAAGAGATGAACAGTAGTCAACGTTCTGATCCGGCTGAACGATCCAAATGAGTTCTTTCACGGGGTGATTGAAGTTGAGTTTAATCTTGTTGGAAGAAGAACCAACGGATTCATCGCCGGTGAACTGCAGCTGTTCAATGAGGTACTCGTGGGGGTTCTGAGCCATGCGCCTGCGTTCATCAGTGTCCAAAAACACATAGTCAACATACAAGGATGCAGCAACGAGGGACTGGTTATAAGCGGCAGTAACACGACCGCCATTAGCCGTGCAGTTGACGGTACTCAACGAACCAACAGCCCACAAACACTCGTCAATGGGGCGAATATCAAGGTTAATCTTGACTTCGTGGTACTGAAGAGCAATGAGAGGAAGGGCAAGACCGGGGTTGCGGCAATACCAGAACTGAAAGGGCACATAGAGAGTGGTTTCAGGGAGGGCGTTGCGGGGAGCGCACACCTGACGAGGAGCAGTGCTCTGACAAGGACCGTCAACATCATTGAATGAAGGGTCGGTAATAAAAGTGAGTTCAGTGGTATTTCCAACCATTCCGTAATAACCAGCGGTCTGGTCAACGGGCAAAGTCAGGTTATTCCAGATGTGCATCCAGTCACCGTATTGGCGATCAATGCGCTGACCACCGATTTCAACTTCAACCTGAGAAATAAGTTGTTCACCAGGGAAATCAAGCCAACGGGCATAAACACCGGCACCATTGGTGTTAACGTTCCTCATGCTCTGGTTGATTTCAGGAAGAGTCACCTGAAGGTAAGTGCGATATGCAAGATCGCCGTTGCGGCTAATAGTGCAAGTCACGCGACGACCAAAGTCAGCCTGTCCGTTGAAAGTCTGTTCAATAGACTCCATTGCAAAGTTGGTGTGACGTTTGTAAGATACTTTCCAGAAAGTAATCTGAGGGTTTCCCGTCAAATAAACATCCTGGGCGCCATAGGCTACAAGTTGCATTAATCCTCCTGCCATTTTATGTTGTTATAATATTGCTAAAGAAAAAAATTTTACGTTTTTATTTTTAATTAAATTAAATAAAATAATTGAATTAAAATTCACAAAAAAAATACCTAAACAAAAAAATATTACCTAAACAAAAAATATTGAAGCATAAAATATGAAAACTTACAGTAAAATTTACAGTGTTAAATTATCTAATAAGAATTCTTTCAAATAACCAGCTTCGTAGACACGCTTATCACCCTTGTGTCTCTTTGAACAAAAATATTTATTGTCTCTTTTTTTCAATTTCCATTCATTTTCTAAAGCATTATATATAAATCTCCTCAAACAAATATCAGATAATAGTAATGTCTGTTTCTTATCACGTTTTGTAGTTGATACCTTTGATACCTCCTCTTCTTCGCATTCATATTCATGATTATTCTCTTCATCTTTTTTCAAATCTTCTTTTAGTCTAACTATTTTTATTTTTACATTTCGTCCTGAAGTTTTCTTCAAAATATATTCTTTTTCTTTTTCATTTTTATCATCATGGAAATTTACATTTTTTTTTATTGTCCAACTGTTTTCTAAATATTTTATTAATACACTCAAATCGCAATATTCACATCTGTTAATCATTTTATTATTATCGCCATCATCGGTGATGTAGCGACTTTTTGTGCCACAATGAACCGTTTCACTCTTATTATCCATATGATTCATATGATTGATTCCCTTTTTATTTTGTATTGAATTGTATTGAACTATATTGAATTATATTGAATTGTATTTGACTGTTGAATAATTTCGGGTTGTTATGGTTAAATGAGAAAATCTTACTTTACATTTGCCGAGTCTTTTCTAAAATTTAGAAATGAAAATTAAAATATATATACAAATATCTTATTAAAGTTTTTTAACATAATACTATATACAAAATATTAATATATTTATTTGAGAGTATTTATATTTTTAATGCCATCGTTCAAATATAAAACAAATAAAAAAATAATAGTAGATGACAAAAGTATCGCTACTCTAGATAACCGACACAGAGAAATGCAGCTATATTTTTCAAACATTGAAAAAATTATTATTCCAAATCTTTTATCTGAAAAAAGTAAACTTCAGAAAATTATTCGTGGTGACAGTGACCATAGCAGTGAACATGACAATGTTGATAATCATCATCATATTTGTAATAATAATGAACATGAAAATAAATCTGAATCTAGTGGAAATGAAAACAATAACACATCTAATAACACGTCTAATAAAAGTAAACTTTCAATTGAAAAACAACTTGAAATAAAAGACCGATTGGCTGAAATTAAAACCGAACTTCGAACTCACAAAAATAATATAAAACAATACTACTTGAATAATTCTAAATATATTTTCGATTATTTTGAAAATAAAAAAGAAATATCAAATGGAAACAATAAAACAAAAATTTTAAACTCATTTTTCAAAATTGACACTTCTACTGAACGTGTCAACGAATTAACATCAATGAATGATAATAATGTAAAAAAATTCTTGTCCAATATCGACCAAACGTTTATCAACATAAATGATTTCACATTTCAAACAGGCAATTGCCAACACTGCAAAACTGGCGAACTTATTCCGGTTGAACATGAAGGTATTCTCGTGTGCAATAACTGTTCAAAGTATGTTGTTTATTTGATTGAAAACGAAAAACCATCTTATAAAGAACCGCCCAAAGAGGCGTGCTTTTATGCCTACAAGCGTATCAACCATTTTAAAGAAATTATGGCACAGTTTCAAGCGAAAGAAACTACACAAATTCCGCCCGAAGTTATCGAGAATATCAAATTGCAAATTAAAAAGGAGAGAATCAGTCTCTCTAAATTTACAAATTCAAAAGCAAAAGATATTTTGAAAAAACTCGGTTACAATAAATTTTATGAACATATTCCATTCATAAAAGATAAACTCGGAATTAAACCGCCAACGATGACGCCTAACTTGGAAGAATTATTGTGCAATCTTTTTATGGAAATACAAGGACCTTATGCCAAATTTTGCCCGGATGACCGCGTCAATTTTTTAAACTACTACTACACCATTTATAAATTGTGCGAACTCATCGGGCAAAAACAATTCCTTCCTTACTTTCCGTTGCTTAAAGATAGAGAGAAACAAATCGAACAAGATGAAATATGGAAAAAAATATGTCTTGAACTAAACTGGGAATTTATACCGACGCAGTAACACAAATACAATACTTTATTAGACTCATCTGCGTGACTTGTTTTTTGATTTTGACTGTAAACGACGGACTCTTTTTGTTTTACCACCTCTACGTACACATGAACAGCATTTTGTGCTCTCCTCCTGTGGTGGTGGTGGTGTTGTTATTAAAAACATAATAAGTCCCGTTGTATTAATTAATCGTTGTATATGTTCTCTATTATAATACAATTTTTCTCTTATATCATCCTGGAATTCATTCTTTTTAGCTTGTAGGTTCCGTATATCAATGTCAATCTTTGCCAACCTTTCTGCATATTCTTCTTGTTTTAATTTCAGTTCGTCCATTGTTGGCCCGGTTTTTAACATTCCTTGTAACATTCCTCCTAAACCTTTACTATCATTTTTATTTGTTCGTCGTTCAATATCACTCATATCATTCATAATACTTTGGTATTCGTCAAAAAATCTTTCTCGTTGTTCTTCATATTTATCCATTTCACTCTGAATTTTGTGAATTCTTCCAATATCATGTGTATTTTCATATTGTTCATAAGATGTTAAAAATTGATTTACTTCATTTATAAGTTGTTGCGCAACAAGAGAGTCAAGTTCGGGATCCTGTTCCATAAAAAGCTACACTATATTAGGTATATATATAATATAATTAATATAATTATTAATGTAATTAATAAGTGTAAATCAACTTTTGCGCAATTTATTTTTACTATATACATTTTTTGTATTTGATTTAAAAAAACGCATTTTTTTTGTTTTACCACCTGTTCTAAGACAAGGACAGCACCCACTTTTTTTTTTAACCAGCACTGGCGACGGGTTTGTGCGTAATATAAATTGTTTAATCAGTATTAGTTTTTGTATATTATCGTTAACCTCAACATTTTTTCGGCGGACGCGTTCTTTGAGTTGTCTTTTTTCTTCGTTTAACGCAAGTATATCATCATTAGTAGAAAATATTTTTTCTTGAAGAAGTCTATAATTATCGTCTTGTGCTTGATCTAACTCACTTTGAGGCCGCTTTATATATTGTGTTCCCGGACTTGTTGTTCTATGAACATGTAATATTGCTTCTTGTCTATTAAATTCTGCTGTGTACCTCTTTTTCAAATCCTCCAGTATTCTAATTCTTTCGTTCAACTCTTTTTTTTCATCTATACCATCCTTATCTCTTTTATTTATAAGAAACCTTATTGTACTATCTATAACATCTGTAACGTCATACACCATATTTTGTCTATCTCTAACTTGTTGTTCAGGAGAACTATCGGAAAGTAAAGGTGTATTAGGATAAGGATTATTGGGACTATCGGGACTAGAATTCATAGAATTCTGAACAGATGGAGGATAAAGTAACGGCGGATACCTCTGATGACTCATAACAACTAAATAATATTTTTTTACTATATTATATATACAATATAATTTTATGAATTATGAAATACAATCAATATTTTCAAAATATGGTAGAGAGGATATTGATAAAATAAAAATTAAAATATGAGTTTATATTATATTGTATTGTACAATGAATGCGTTAAACTTGGATTTTAATATTATAAATCCTCTATTTATTTTTTTTTTAACTTTAGGTGGAAATTTTATTGCACCGCTTTTTCCGTGTCAGGTTCAAAGACTTTTCACAGAAAATATTTACTGGAAACATTTTCTTGCATTTTTTATTTTATTTTTTGCAATTATTCTAACTTCAGAAAAATCTTCCAAAATAACCAGCGTTGTATTTTCTAAAGCTGTCGTACTCTACTTTATATTCATCATTTTAACGCGAATGGATAAGAATTTCTTCTTACTGTTTTTCATTACTTTATGCATAAAATTTATAATTATTAATGAAATGACAAATACCACAGATAAAAAAATGAAAGATAAATACAGTAAAATTGATACAATACTAGGTTACCTATTAATATGTATTGGCATTACCGGATTCGTATTATACTATGGAGAGAAAAAGTTCGAATATGGCAAACGTTTCAACTACGTCACATTTTTATTAGGTAAACCAGTTTGCCGTGAATATGTTATTCCAACAAAGTATGCACGCAATTTATCCTATGTGTTGAAAAAACATTGAAAGCTTTTGTTAAAAGCGGTTTGTTAAAAGCATCTGGTAAAAGTATTTGTGCGTATAACAATATAATAATTAATTACTTAATAATATTAAATATTACTTTCCAAATATTTATTAATTATACATATTATGAGTGCGGCGATAAATCCGAATGCAAATTCTGAACAAAAAAAATTGAAAATTCATTGCGACATTAAAGATAAATTAGACTACTTTATAAAACAAAAAAAAATTCCCAATATTATTTTTCATGGCGAATCTGGTTGCGGTAAAAATGTTCTCGTAACTGACTTTATTCACAGTATATATAATGGAGATAAGTCAGTAATACAAAATTATGTTATGAATGTAAATTGCGCCCATGGAAAAGGTATTCGTTTTATTCGAGAAGATTTGAAATTTTTTTCAAAAACAAATGTTGATTTAAAAGACGGAAACATATTCAAAACGGTCGTTCTACTTAATGCAGACAAACTCACCATTGACGCTCAATCCGCTTTACGACGCTGCATTGAACTTTTCAGTCGTTCTACCCGTTTTTTCATTATAGTTGAAGATAAATATAAATTACTCAAACCAATATTGTCAAGGTTTTGCGAAATTTATGTACCTGAACCGAACATCAATAACAGTGTAACCAATTTACACACGTACAACTTGAATAACATATACGCTTTCAAAGAAACCGACACAAAACGTAGACAGTACTTGAAAAATGCTCTAGCTGGAATAATAAAGAAATATGAAGAAACACACACGGAACACATTCAAAACAAAAAACAACGTGTTATTTCCGAATGTATGTTATTTGTTTCAAAACTCTATGATAAGGCATACTGTAGTAGTGACTTACTTTACTATATTGAATATAACTCTAAAATCAAAGACCTTAAAAAATATGAATATTTAATTACATTTCAAAAAGTAAAGAGAGAGTTTAGAAATGAAAAATTATTAATGTTATTTATACTCTATTTTTTAATATTTCGTACTGATTTAACTTTAGAAAATATATCGTTCATGTAAAAGCAAAAAATTTTTGTTTCAAATGGATGACTTTGTGCTTGGAAATTTACAAGAATCTCGAAATGAATTTTGTGCTCGTCTTATAAATATATTAACACCGCAAATCATGTTGGGTTTGAAATCTATATTTGATGAAGCATGGAGACTGTGCATGGATAATGACGAAGCGCCAAAATACTTGATGACATTTCAAAACTTTTTGATGCGTGTGCCAAAATGGAATACTGCAATTATTGAACAAGAGGCAACGCGCATTGTAGAAAAAAGCGGTTGCAATCACATTGAAGAGCTTATTACGTGTGTCCACATTGTTCAGCTCAAAATGTTGACGTGCATGCGAGCCGGAAGTAAACAAAAAAAAATTGACATTGCCATACCCAAACTGTCTGAATTTATTCATAAGGTTTATATCAATACTGCTAGAAAAGTGTATTTGAATGCATTCTTATTTGAAAAAAGCAAACAGCAGTTGCAAATTCAAAAACACAACCGTCAGCTTGAAATTATTGTGAAAGAATGCATTCTTAACACCGTGCGCGAAAGTATTCCAATCGAACACTTGTTAAAAGTTTACATGGAGGACGAGTTCATCGAAGAAGACACCGAAGTTGTTGACACGGAAGAAATCATATCACAAGACCCGGTAGTTGATGAAGAAAAAGAAGAAGAAATAAACACGCAACAAGAACAAGACGAACCTGCTCCACCCCCTGCTGCTGCAGCTCTTGAAGAACCCGGCCTGACTACAAAGCGTCAAACCATAACTTTTGATGATATTGACAGAGTTAGAGTTTTAGACTCTGACTCGGAACAACATGCAGAAACACTTGTAAATGCCCCAAAAACTTTAGAAAGATTGGAAGAAATAAGCATTCGAAATTTCGCAAAACGTAAAGAAGAGGATGAATATGACGATGGTGGTGATGATGATGACAGTAACGACACTCTGCACATAGGCGACCCTGTAAACCTTGGAGATTTAGACGTGGATGTATTTTCACTTGATTCGTAAAAAAAACAATTAATATTTGAATTTATAGAATATAAAGAACAATTTCATTTCATAAAAAAATAACAAATATCGCAAACATCAAAATGGACAACATTTTTGTAGTCGGATGTGTTATATCTACTGTATTTTTTTTAGTAAAATTTTTAGAAATGCGATTTTCCGTTGAAGAACCAAGACCTCTCAAATACTTAATGCGCGATACTGTGGTTGTTTACGCCAGCTGCATTATCGGTTACTACTTACTCCTTCAGTTTCAGTCAGAGGGTTCGAGTAATGCTTCTATTGAAGTTTTTACCGACAGTCCTGGATTTTAGGTGTGTTCATGTTTGCAATTCATTGAGTTCTCATGTTTAGAGCATGAAACAGTTTAAGTTTTAACTTTGTAGCATTATCGTTAAAACTTAGAATTCGAGCGTTATTTGTATGATATATCGAGCCAACTTTTTCATTTATCATAATTTGCTTATAGTTGTCATTTTTCCAGTCCGTAAAACTTCTTAATATCTTCTTGAAGAGTTTGTTCATAAATTCAACTGACAATTCTTCATCTGTCAGTTTCTTCCAATTTTTTGAAGTATAAATCAAAATGTCACTTCTTGATCCCTTGAGTGAACAAATCGGAACATATTCAGATGTTTTTTTATTCAAGTTATCTACAACAAACATGCACGTCCAATCACAAACATCTTTTGAATTGAACAACTTTTCCAAATCATCAGAAGTTATCTCCAACGTGTTTACCCACTCTATAAAATCACACCTGCAACATCCTTGATTTAAATGCTGTTGCTGTTGCTGCTGCTGCTGTTGCTGCTGTTGCTGCTGCTGCTGTTCTTGCAACTTTTTAAAATATTCAAACTGGGTTTTCAAATCTAACAATTCTTTCTTCAAATCCAAAATGTCACCTTTCAAACTATTAATTTCAACGTCACGGTGTGCTAGTTGTTGTGCTAATTCTTCATCGGGTGGTGGTGGTGATGGTGGTGATGGTGGTACGAGTAGTCCAGGTGGTTGTTTCGGTCTTGGCACTATTTTTATTTTTCTCATATCATCACTGGTTGTAAAATTTTTTACCCTTAATAAATATACAAGGTTTTATTTTAAAAATCAATTTTAATACAAATCAAATCTTTAAAAAAAAATGTATATTATGTATATACACTGTAGTCGCAAAAATGAATAAAATAATACTGTTAACAATATTTTTCATAATGTTTGTTATTTTAGAAGCACTTATCTATTACATATACAAAAATAGACAAATCATATCAAAAACGCTCATTGAGTCATATCAAGGCTCAGACGTTAATTATGAAAGTTGTATAAAAGGCGGATACCCACAAAAGTGGTGTTTAAACATTCAAGACCCATACAGCATTCAAGACCCGGATTCCACGTTGGATAAATGTACCGATAATGTCGATAATACTAAAATGAAAAGAAAATAATATATCAATATTTCCCCGACAACACTTCAGAGAGATGAGAGAAAAAACGTTATAAAATATATTAAAACAATATAAACCATAAATTCATATGTTTACTATAAATAACATAAATAACAATAACTGTAAGTAAACTATAATATAATGAAATCAAAGTTCAATGCTAATGCTGCCATCACATCAATTCCAAATGATGCTGTTTGTACTACCGAAGTTACCGAAGTAGTAAATACGACTATCAATGTCGTTGATAACAACTCCAATCATAATAACTCTGTCGTTGTAGCTGTTGAACACGCAGATGCAGATGCAGAACCGTTGCCGTCACCGCCACCGCCACCGCCACCAGCTGTGGAGAAAAAAAAAAGAGGAAGAAAAAAACTTATTAAACCCGACACGTCGAATAATAAAGTTATCGTTTCACAAGATGTTGTTACCAGCACCGAACCTCCTCCTCCAGTTGTCCACAAAAAAAGAGGTAGAAAACCTAGAGGTGGTAAAATAATAAAAGAAAATCTTGTGCATAAAAACAATATTCCAGAACTTCCCAATATTATTTTACATTTAAAATGTGTTCTCTCGGATTTAAATGTTACAAACATTATAGGTTCGTCGGATACAGATGTGGTTGTTCATGATGAAAATGAAATTTTGTGTTACAACCACCAAACGTTGTGTGGTTCAGAGGTTTGTAATTATACCGACTCCTCTTCATCCTCTGATTCCGTCGAATCTTCCAACTCACCTTTAAAAACGGCGGCGACCGCTTATGAACCCGATAACAATAACAATAATGTCAAAATACTTTATGACCCTTCTACATTTTCGAATTTTTGCCCAGCTTCAACATACGGCGACGATGTATCATCATCACACTTATTTACTGACTGGAAAGATAAAAATAAATATCAAAATGATGATGCCATAGACTCTGCTGCTGATAACAATGCAACAATGAAAGATATTTGGAAGAAAATATCACAGCTCAAAATAAGTTATAACAAAAATGACACGTTCCAGCTCATCAATTCACATCGTTCTGCATGTTTCTGGTGCACGTACGATTTTGATACGCCTGCAATATATATTCCCAAATCAATGGTCAAAGATGTGTGCAATGTTTATGGATGTTTTTGTCATCCAGAATGCGCGGTCGCTTTTCTTATGAATGAAAATATTGACACGTCGATAAAATTTGAACGCTATCATCTACTAAATTCCATGTATGGTCCAATATACAATTATGAAAAAAGTATAAAACCGGCTCCTAACCCTTATTATTTATTGAATAAGTACTATGGAAATCTTACCATTTCAGAGTACCGAAAACTATTCAAAAGTGAACAACTTATTTATATGGTTAATAAACCGCTTACGCATGTTTTGCCTGAACTGTATGAAGATAACAATGACTTTCTAGTCGGAAACAAAATCATTCAAAATAATGGCATCCGTAAAAATCAACTGAAAAAAAAATCTAATAAATCAAACATTATCAATGAAGTTTTTGGTGTAAAATAGTAAATAAAATAAAATTCACTTCATTTTATTTACTTCACTTTATTTTATTTTTAAAGTCTTTTATTTTAAAGTCTTTCGTCTTGTTGTTTGAACTTTTTTGGGTACTTCTAAATGTGTACTTGATGACGTCGTAAGTGCAGTTCCTGTGGCAACGCAAATAATAACATTTTTTGTTTCGCTTAGCGTGACTTCCACACCAGAAATCATCACGACTCCGGGATACATTACCATTGCATTTTTGATAAGTTCATCGATTGCGTCATTGTACACATCGTCTACTTTTTTATTAATTGCATCATTTTTACCACCAAAAAGCGATGACAGGTTTCCAATAATATTTCTAAAAAGCGAGACACCGTGAACATTGATGCCTCGCGCAATTCCTAAAGGTTTGTATTTGTTTGAATCATACGTCATAAGCGTTGAGAGTATAATATTTGATTTTTCTGCCATTGTAATCTTTTATTTATTTTATTTTACCGTCGTCCTGTTATATTTATATATATAAATTTAATTTAAATAATATTTAAATAATTCAACTGTATTTTTGCCAGATTTTTTTACATCGGCTTTTGAACCCAAGTCCATGTTTAACTCAGTTATATCCACATTAACAATGTTCGTATATTTTCTCAGTGTATCCAAAACCTTTTTACCAGTGTCCATTTTTATTCCACCCTTTACAGCTGTACCGGTGGACGGAACTAAACTTTTATCCATACAGTCAACATCAAATGATAAATGTACTGGAGAGTTTCCGGCAAATGACAATATTTTATTCATAGTATTTTCAAAATCATTATTGAGTTCATTTGGATCAATGTGTTTAATATTGTGTTTGTATATCAAGTCTCTTTCAAATATATCCCAACATCTTCCACCAATATACAATAAATTCTCTAACTTTAATTTATTTTTTATAAAGTAAAATCGCTTATCTTTATCTATACCAGTTACAAAACTTAAAGGCATGCCATGAAAATGTTTCGACTTTGAACTTTGATATGTGTTAATGTCAGCATGAGCATCAAAATATATTACTTTTGCATTAGGATGCGTGTTCATAGTGTCAGCAATGGTGGCTATTGACATTGAATGATCTCCGCCAATGTTGATTTTTTTTCCTTTCGTTTTTTTGTTTATTTTATATAAATTATCAATATTTACAAAAAAATCATTTTCATTTTTGACATCATACACATTATGTTTTCTTTTATTTATGAATTTTTTTAAAAATTTTGGTGCTTTTTCAACACCATGTTTCGTTTGCCCTAAATCGTGTGGAAATAATATAATATTTTTAAACGGATACTTTGAATAATTTTTCAACGTATTTTGTCTAGTGTATATTTTACGATTTCTATACTCATAATTTTTCTTGGTATTTACTCTTGGCTTGTGACAGTCATTTATACCAAATAAAGAAACTGCATTTTTTTTAGTTTTCGTTTTTGCCATTTTTTTATTCAAATAACTCAAATATATATTAAATGTATATAAATATTTGAGTGTGTGTCATAATGTATGCTATTGATTATGTATAATGTTTTACTTTTATTTTTACAGTTACAACAATAGTAACTGGAAATTATATATTAGTCAATCTTTTCTTTTAAAATAAAATTTTTATTTTTCATACAATTCTGGTCACAGTTGACAGCATTACACTCAACGCATTTTTTAAACTCATCAAATACCTCCTCTATATTTACTACTTCTTTTTTATTCTCATCCGTGGAAACAGTAGCAGCAGCGGCAGTGGCAGCTGCCTGATTACGCTTTATCAACTCATTTACCTGCTGTATTTTTTTCGCTTTTTCTTGTTGCATTCTAAAATTATTTGAACCCTTGTCCATAATGTCTCTTATTACAGAATATATTTTTTGATTTTTAGTTTTCTTCAAGTTATGATCTTCTTTTGGCGTTATGCCAAGATAGTCACTTACAACTTTCATAACATCATTACTACAGGACTCAAGCTTTTCGAGTGCTTCTTGTTCATCATAGTTTGTTTGAGAAACAATAAATTGAATTTGTTGTTTTCGTCTATATTCTAGTTTTTCTTTTACTGTATCAATTAGTCTAGTATTCAAATCTGATTTATCTTCAGAGTTCATATCTATGTTCAACTCACTGTCAATATATATACTACATTAAATATTTTCTAAATCATATTAAACGAATTTTTATATTACATTTACATATACCAACCAAACGCGCAAAAAATGGAAAATAAAGGAACTCAAGAAAAACATACAGATGATATTAACACTGTAATTGACATTCGCGGAATTCAAATTGACATTGCATCTGTTCTGAAAGATGTAACAAATTCCATAAAAAGTAATTTGAAAAATTCATTTGATGATGTGTTCAAAGATTATGACTTGTACAAGTCTACACATGATGCATTACTTCAGATCCCATTTGTGAAAGAATTGTGCAACAAAAATTCAGAACTCTCATTACAAGTACAGCAATTAAAACAAGAAAAAAAATGCGGCGACGATGACATCGATTGTGAATGCGAATGCGAAGATGACCATGAACAACCAACCATTACATTGAATATTGATGACTCATTGCGTCAAAATAATGATGACGCATCAAGTAACTTCACTGATTTGACTGACTTCTTGAAAACAGATAAAATGAACAAAAAAAATTCCGAAAATGATTTTTATTTTGAAACTGTTTCTGAAGCTGAAGCTGAAGAAGAAGAACAAGAAGAAGCAGAAGAGGAGGAAGAAGAAGAAACATCAGAAGAAGAAGAGGAAGAAGAGGAAACATCTGAAGAAGAAGAGGAAGAAGAGGAAACATCTGAAGAAGAAGAGGAAGAAGAAGAAGCATCTCAGGAAGAAGAAGAAGCATCTCAAGAAGAAGAAGCATCTCAAGAAGAAGAAGCATCTCAAGAAGAAGAAGCATCTGAAGAAGAAGAAGCATCTCAAGAAGCATCTGAACCTGAACAGGAAGCAGAAGAAGAAGAAGAAGAAGCATCTGAACCTGAACAGGAAGCAGAAGAAGAAGAAGAAGAAGCATCTGAACCTGAACAGGAAGCAGAAGAAGAGGAACCAGCAAAAGCTGAGGAAGAACCAGCAAAAGCCGAGGAAGAACCAGCAAAAGCCGAGGAAGAACCAGCAAAAGCCGAGGAAGAACCAGCAAAAGCCGAGGAAGAACCAGCAAAAGCTGAGGAAGAACCAGCAAAAACCGAGGAAGAACCAGCAAAAGCTGAGGAAGAAGAAGATGAAGAAGAAGTTTTTGAAATTGTAATCAAGAATGTTTCATACTATACGACAAATGAGGAAAATGGCGACATTTATTCATGCATTAATGATGATGTTGGAGAAATTGTCGGAAAATTTAAAAATGGAAAGCCTTCATTTTTTAAACGCAAATAATAGATTTATAAGAAGACAATTTATAAGATAATATTGTTGCATTACAAATAATTTTATTATTTCTTGAGTATATTTTATATATTATATATATAATATACGTTTATTCCTATAAAAATGATTTTTCAATATATTTGTCCACCCGCATCATTATATTTAGCCTTTTCAATTATTCAAATACTTATTGATATGTTTAGAGGCGAAATGAGTACTGCATTTTTAAAATTTCTCGTGATGATAATTTTTACAGTTGCATTAAACGTTTTATGTGCATCAGGACTTGGAATCATATCATGGTTCATTGTGTTCATACCATTTATTTTAATGACATACATTACTACGATTCTATTTTTTGTATTCGGAATTCCAAATGAATCAAATTTAAGGCCTGAACGCAAGAAACGCCGCGACCATGAACACAAACGCATTGGCGGATGCGCCGGAACACGTTTCGGCTGTTGTCATGATGGAGTAACGGCAAAAAGAAACTACCACGGTTCAAACTGTCCACCACACCCGCATCATCATAAACACCTTATCGGCGGATGCGCCGGAACGCAATACGGATGTTGTGACGACGGAGTAACCGCAAAAAGTGATGAAAATGGAAGCAACTGTCAATACATTGGCGGATGCGGCGGAACGCAGTACGGATGCTGTGACGACGGAGTAACCGCAAAAAGTGATGAAAAAGGAAGTAACTGTCAAAATATTGGCGGATGCGCCGGAACGCAATACGGATGCTGTAATGATGGCGTAACTCCAAACCCGTGCCCCTCGGGGACATCCCTTGTGTTAGACCCAAAATCTTCATTGGCTCCAGAAAAACTTGTCGGCGGATGCGCTGGAACGCAGTACGGCTGCTGTTCCGACGGAAGCGCTGCCCTCGGAAAAGCTTGCGGCGTTTTCAACCCGGTAACGTAAGTTAGGTTACGTAACACAATATACATTTTCAAAAAAAAACACACACATACACAAAACTATACAAAAGATATTATAATTAAATTATTTATATATAAATAAATAAAATAATTACATAAACATTTATTTATATATAATATATTATATTGTTATATAATTAAACTTTACTCATGGTTTTTCTGTTTCAACAACACTACGAAACTAACAATAAATTTTTTCCAATGAAATACAATGATAATAACTGTGAATGTGCAAAATTAGGTTATGAGACAAGCATGACGTTGATGATTGCCCTGGGTAGTTATATGTTTTATTCCTTTATAAAAACAAATACTTTTACTGAAACACTCACTCAGGTTACCTATAAAGCAGTGTATGTATACACAAAAATAAATAATAAGTATAACAAATTAAAATCATTCTTTTCAAACAAATTCGGTAAAAGTAAAAATGAACAAATCACCAACCATGATGACGACGACGATGATTCCTATACAAACTATGAAATCAGAGTAATAAAAAATGGAATAAAATGTGAACAATTTGAAACAATGAAAGATTTCAAAGAATCAAATTATTTAGGAAATCCAAATGACTATTGCGATTTTCAAGATGATGACGAATCACAGCATTCTCATTCGTTTGATGGCTGTGACAACAGTGATTCTCAAGACGATGAAAATCATCAACCAGAAAAAAAAGTTGAGGAAGAACAATTATTCATTATGAAACAAAGTAAAGAAAATAATACTGTTCAATTTGTTCCTTACGATTTCATAATGCAAACACTATTTTTTGATAAAGTGAATAACCAACAAAATAATTCTAATACTAAACAAAATAAAAATTATACAAAAATACACAGAAAATTCATAGAAAATAATTATTTGATTTCACCAAATGACCTCGTAGTTTCAAAAGCAGGAATGATTTTGTGTTCTCTCGAATACCGAGGGAAATCATACGACATTGATATTACATTTCCTTACAATTTCAACGTGGTTGGAAATATTATACTTGACTACACGTTTCTAAAATGGTATATGCTCAAAGAATATGATGTTACATCTTTCGATAAAGAAAATGAATGCGAATACACTGTCACATGTATATCCAATAAAATTACAATGTTCAAGTTTGGTAAGTCGTCAATGTTGTTGGTAAAAGTAGATGACTATGAAATTATAAGCTTTTAACTTTGACCTTATTAATATTTTTTTAAATCAATATAAACATATTGAATGATTATATTTATTATATTCCATAGATGTCATCGTTAGAAGAAGACCCGTTCGCGTCGTCGACAAAAAAGGAAGAGGGAGGCGACTTTAGTAATATAAACAACACTGACAACTCGCATCATTCATCATCATCACCATCATCACTACACACTTTGTCGGACACGTGGATACTTTGGGCACATCTTCCACACGACACAGATTGGAGCATTAAAAGTTATACAAAAATATATGAATTTGATACAGTAGAGCAAGCTATTACGGTTACTGAAATGCTTCCGCCAAAGTTGATTATCAATTGCATGTTGTTTTTGATGCGCAAAGGCATTCAACCTATTTGGGAAGATGAAAGAAATCGAAATGGGGGCTGTTTTTCGTATAAAATTGTGAATAAAGATGTTCCTGGAGCTTGGAAACAAATGTCATACTTGTTAGTTGGAGAAACAATGTCTGATAATGTAAAAATACTACCTTACATTAATGGTATAACGATTTCTCCAAAAAAGAACTTTTGCATTATGAAGATATGGCTTGCAAATTGTTTGTATCAAGATGCAACTGTTATTCACGAAGTTGAAGGTGTTAGTTCTCACGGCTGTTTATTCAAGCGTCATGTTCCTGAATATTGACAGCAGCGTCATGATTGCCTCCATTCAATTAAACTTTGTTATAATTATAATTGATATATACTATGACATATCTATGACATATGTGATATATACGAATTATAATTATATTTGGAATTATATATTTGGAGTGTAATATAAAATTTATATATGAAACTTATTTATTTGATTTAAAATATTATAATATAATAAATGGAAAAAATAACAATATTAATACCTAATTATAATAATTATAAATTTTTAAATCAAACATTTGAATCAATATTTAAGCAAAATAATCTTAATTTATTTAAAGTTTTAATATGTGATGATTGTTCAAAAGATAATTCCATAAATATTATAAATGAATGGATGGTAAAATATCCTACAAAAATTAAATTATTATTAAATGAGAAAAATTATGGAGTATTATATACATCAATAAAATTATATAGAAATATTGAAACTGAATATTTTACAGTATTAGATGGTGATGATTACTGGATAAATAATGAATTTATTCAAGATGGTGTTAATTATTTAGATAAAAATTTAGATTTTAATATATACGGAACAAATACTAAAATTTTATATAATGATACATTAAATGAAAAAAAATATTCTAATTTTAATTTTATAAATATATCTAAATTAAGTAATGAAAAAATTAATGTATTATTCAGTCATACATCATCAACTATTTTCAGAAATAATTTTAATGAAGAAATATTATCTTCAATAGAAAAATATATAGGAACATATAATGAACAAATTTATGAAGGTGATAGTTTTAGAAATATAATTCATTTAAAAGATGGTAAATCATCATATTTAGATTTTAAAAAAATTACAGGAGTGTATAGAGTTAATACAGGAACATCAAGATGGTCAAGTAAAAGTAAAAATCATCAATATTTATTAAATATTATATTTTATTTAGAAATGTATATATTTAATTCCTATAAATATAAAAATTTTTATTATAAACATTTAACTTTAAGTATTAAAGACTATAAAAATACTAATATTGATGATTTAACAATTGAAGAAAATATTATTATTAATAATAAATTTAAAGAATACTTGGATAAATATAATAATTTATTTATTAATAATTATGTTTTTTATTTACCAAGCAAATATATAGGTGGATTTGAAATATTTTTTATAAGAATATGTAAATTACTTTTAGAAATGAATTGTAATGTATATTATATTGACTATAATGATGGATTATCTAGAAAAGAATTAAATAATACAAATATTATTTTTATTGATTATTATGATGATAATTTTTCAAAAAAATTTGATATGCCCATTAATCTTATTATTCCATTTACAATGATGCATGAAAAAAAAAAAATTACATCTTTATATAATTATAAAGTATTATATATTGTTGCACATCCAAAAAGTTATGATTTTTTACAATACCGTTCTAAATTAAAAAATGAAGAATTATATAATATAATAAATAATTCAAAAGATAAAATAGTATTTATGGATAAAGCATGTTCTATTAAATTTAAAAAGTATTATCCTGAAAATAATTTTAAATATTTGCCAATTTTTTCTCCAAACATTAATATAGAAATAAATAATAATTTAATAAATGACGAAATAAATATTGGTTGGCTAGGTAGACTCGATTCTGATAAAATTTATTCATTAATTAATATATTAAATAATTTATATTCATATAAAACTAATAAAAAAAAAAATATTCATATAATTGGTTCAGGTGATTCTAAAAATTTAATAAATATAAAACATTATTTAAATGGGAATATAAATATAATTTTTGTAAATACATTATTGAATGATGAAAAAAATAATTATATAATTAAAAATTTTGATATTTCATTTTCAATGGGAACATCAGGACTTGAATCTGCATCAATGAAAATACCTACTATAATACCAATATGTTTAGAAAAAGAAAAATATTTGACAGATGGTTTTGTAAAATTTTTTAATTTAACAGATTATAATTTAGGATTTTATGATGATGATATAATTGAATTAAATTTAAATACTTGTGAATTTAAAGATATTTTAGATGATATATATGAAAATAATTTAAAGTCTGTATATGGAAATAAATGTTATGATTATTATATTAATTACCATTCCCAAGAAAAAACAATAGAATATTTATTAAATTATTTTTAAAGATATTAAAAAAAATAAATTAAACGTCATTTTATATACCTTATATAATGCGTATATAAAATAATTAGCTATATAAAATGTTATGAAAAAAATTAATCATCGCTTGTCTTGCGGTGTCATGTCTCCCGCTTGAAAAGCAATTGTATCTCTAAAAAATATTATACTAAATTTATTTAGTTACCCGAGAACGAAGCGAATAACTGCTCTTCACAGGAGAACTACGGTTGCGCCCACGTTTTGCCGTCTTTTTATGACACGCCTGGTCTGCACACTTTTTTGAACCCTTGGCACATTTTTTTATTTTTTGATACGGTTTCTTACCAACACAACCTGAAACACACTTTCGCGAACCGCGCTTGCACCTCGTTTTTGCCATCTTTATTTATAAATAATAAATATAAAAAAAAATAAATATAAAAAAAAATAAATATAAAAAAAAATAAATATAAAAAAATAAAATGCCTAAAACTAAAAATGAAATAAATAATATTATAAATTAAATATGTGTATAAGTATTCAAATATAATAAAAATAAATATGATAAATATGCCATTATTATCACAACTAACCAAATGGGTATAATTGTTTTATTTCTATAACCTATTCCAAATTGCCGCATGGTTCCATCTTTATTAAAAACGCAAGTCGGCTTAACATAAACCATGATACTAAATAATAGTATAAATAATATTATTGAAAGTGAGGTTATATTCTTTCTTACAAAAATTTTATTCATTGAATTGTGACTGTGTTCAAATTTTAATTAATATGCTAATATATCTAAATAAAAAAATGCATAAAATAAACCTCGTTAAAAATACGATTATCTTTGCGTAAAATACAATGTAAAAAATATAAATTGATTTTTAAATACTTATTTTTATATTTTTCAGTGACTCAAGACAAGACTCAGACCTCTGCGCTCCAATGAATCTCTTTATTCTATCCTTCTTTCCCGAAGAAATTGCAAAGTTTATGATGGACAAACACGTCGTCAAAATTTTGCTTGAAGCTGTCCAAATGCTCTGTTCTGCTCGACGCGTTCTTCTTCCAAACGACGAGGAAACCAATGCGCCGCTCTACAAACTCGCTCACAAAAATCACCCCGTCACCATTTGGTGCAGAACGTCGCGCGAAAACTTTATCTGGACGCTCGACCTTGTTGACGAAATGCACAAGGAATGGCGATTTCGCTACAACCACCCCGACACCAAATTTCACAAGTCCTACTTGGTTGCGCAGTATTTACGACAGCACATTCCTGACGCCGACGTCTTTCCAGAACAACGACTCACGCCGTTTGCACAGGCAATGCCCGACCAGTACAAACACGAAGATGCCGTCGTTGCATACCGAAACTACTACATGTCCGAAGAAAAACAAAAGATTGCAACATGGAACAAGAAGAGAGAAGCACCCGAATGGTATATCAAACAAAACTAAAAAAACATGAAATCCAAAAAAAAAATAAAAAGCAAAAAAATAAAAAATAAAGAACCTTCTTTTTTTACAATTTATTTAATTCTTATTTTTAATATTTTCTTGAATATTTCGATTTCGATTTTCTCGAATATCTCGATTTCGATTTTCTTGAGTATCTCGATTTCGATTTTCTCGAATATTTCGATATCGATTTTTTACTACCGCCTTGAACTCCGCATCCCTTCTTACTATCACAACGCACAGCCCTTATTTTGTCGACGCTTACATCATCGCGAGACTCAACGGCGCTAGATGGTCCAATATAATAGTCAGAATTGCCTGTCATGCCTGTCATTTTTCCCAAACTACTATATATATTTTTCTTTATTTCCATTTCATCAGCTTTATGATTTTTGTCGGCTTTCCTATATGCAAATTCAGCATCTCTAAAGAGACTAACCATAATATCTTTTTTTTCCCTTGGGCGATCTCTCCAAAGATTTTTATTTGGATAAAAGTAGAAATAACTTGTGACCCCATGTTCGTCTGTAATTCTATAGCGATCTGCAAACAATTTTTCATGAGCATCTTTTACAGCAAAATATTCAGTTTCTATACCAGCAGCTATTTTTTCCAATTCTTCACCTTTATCTTTATCTTGAGATGGAACACTTTCGAGGTCAAACACCCTTTTTTTCCATCTATCGATACGCTCGTATTTTTCACGCTCTTGGGGACTCATCTCAGAATAAGGTTTTGCTTCTGCTTCAGCTTGTGTTTGAACTACATCAAATTCTTGTACTCCTGACATTTTATATTATATAATTATAATATAAAATTGTAATATAAATATCAAATTATTATAATTTTTTTTTTATGATATTCTAAACTATTTTTTTTCGCACTTCTTATCTTCTCGCATTTATTTATTAGTCACCCTCATCCTGATAACTGTCGGGATACATGTCCGCAGAAGCCGCATATTCTTCTTGACCGTCGTCTTCTTGCGTTTCATTCATGACATCATCCGCATCAATGTCGGGCGCATCTCCCTCATCTTCCACCGCATATTCGCGAGCTAGCGCCTCGGGGTCATCTGGTACCGCAGACAAACCTCTCTCTTTTTTACGATTATTGATTCTCTCAATACGCACCAACTCTTCCGCTTCAAACTCGGGATTGTATATTCGCAGACCCGTGTTTTTCCCAATCGACTGCGTTCCCATCTTGTATTTTTTATGATTTAAATAAATCTGTTTTTGGTCTTCGGACATCTTTTCAACATTTTGAACAATGTCATCTCTCTCTTCATCAATCGAACGCAAATAATTTTCACGAATGTTTTCAATGTCCTTGTTTATCAACTTCTTATCTTCCATAATCAAATGAAAGTAAGTTTCTAATATTCTAGTAATCTCTTTTTGAATGTCAACTACCGATTTTCCCTGCGCCTGTCCCTGTCCCTGTTTTTGTTTCGCCACCTCTGAAAAAAAGATGTACGAGTCAACCGACTGAAGAAAATAATACTCGTATAACAATACTGTAATATGCTTTGCATCAGTGTATACGTTTGTATTTTTTACCACCTCATTCAAAAATAATGTCGACATTTGCACATTTTTCAAAATTGTATTGATTGACTTTTTACTTCCAATCGTATAAAACTTATCTAAATTCTTTGTTATTCTCTCATTTGAAAATTTAATGATTGATTCTGAATCACCGCTAGAAAGTTGCCCAGAAATATATGGCGGCAAAGATTCCATCTCAGGAATTTGAGAGAGTATAATATTCGGATACACCTGTGTAATATTTTTTATCGCATTTTTTACAAACTCAACCGATACTTCTAGTGAATTATTTTCTCCATTTAATAACGTGTTTTCCATGGTGTTGAACAACATGATTCCACCATTCTTGAAAATGCCCTTGTCAACATCCTCCAAACTTCGAAATATCGCACTCCGCACCGATGAAACACTCTTTTTACTCATGGTAATGTTCAAATACTTTTCACACCTCTCAGTCAATATTTTTATATTATTTTCGACCACTAGTTGCAACTCTCTCATAAGCACTTGTGTGCGACTCTCATTGAAGTTTTTTAGCGCAACGATGAACTCATCTGAAAAAAACATTTCTTTACCCTTTGGTTTGCTCTTTGACTCTTTCGACTTTGACTTTGTTTTCAAATCATCCATCGCCTTTGTCAGTATCCGATTCAATTTTTCATTATACGTTCCCACACCCGTCGACTCATACTGAACCATTGGTTTCATTGTTTGCCCATTTACAATCTGCAACAAGTGCTGTAAATCCTTTGTTGTGTATTCAAGATTATATTCATTTTTTATTTTATCAATTAATTTCATCTTATCAGAATAACTCACATCTTTTGAACTTTTTAACATATTGTATATTTCTCTATTCTCTCCAAGTGTGTTTTTGAATTTGCAAATTTTATGTATTTCTTCGCTAAGCGATGATGCAGAAGCAGAAGCAGAAGCAGAAGCAGAAGCAGAAGCAGCAGCACCCTTGTTCTTTCCATAATTGCAATATGTCATAAATGCATTGTATATAGTTGACTCGTCAAAATTCGTTGGAAGTTCGGGAATGTTATTTCGCGTATCTATCGGGTCCATCATGGTCGAAGCCTCGCCAAGACTATAAATGTCATCAAGTATCGCACTTGTGCAATCCACCATGTCACAATAATTCTTTATATTCGGCACATGACTTACCATGTAGTCCAGCGTATTCATGTTGCCTTTGCGGTCGCCATCATTGCAGCACGCATTCTGAATATAATTCTTCGACAAAAGTTTTGACCTGTCCTTCGTTTGAGATGAAACCACCTCCTGAATAAGTTTTTGAACAATCAATGAAAAATGTATCACTTTCGACTGTAGTACTAGTATTTTTTCCGTTTGCAAATTGCTTCCATTTTTCAAATTACGTTTCAGGTCGTCACAGTATGTTTTCGTCACAGGCATCGGCGTTGAAGTAATAAACACAGAAGGGTCTACCAACAACGGACGAAAGTGCAGTGATGCAACATTTATTTTCATTCTCGCAGACGATGTCGAGGATAAAGATGACTTTCTTTGCTCTCTTAGCGCATCATATTCGCGCTTCTTATCATAACGCGTCTGTATTTGGGGCTGATTTACTATTTTTGTTTTTATCAGATTAAATAACGTGTCTCTCATTTTATCTTGGTTAATCTTTTTCACTGAATTCCAAGGAGCGTAATCACTCTTTATCTTTTGAGTAATGCATGTCATATAAACAATAAATGATAAATCTGTTTCATCCATTAAAGGATATCCACCAAATGATTTTACACAATTTGGAAATGTTATTTTACTTTTTATTTGCGGAATCGACGTCTGTATTACAACAATAATCAATGCCATCGAATAAAAAATTAAATACTGATTATATGTTTTTTCATATGCTTCATAATCTACTGTCGTCTTCTTATCTAACTCATACTGCTCTTTTGTTTTTTTTTTCGGAATAAGTAACTGCACCGTTTCTTTTATAAATCGTTTATCCTTATTTTTAAACAACACCGACAATGAAGTCTCATAATGGTTGATAACGGCATTCAAAATTTTCTTTTCATCTTCGCTGCTTCCCTCTTCCTCTTCCTCGACGCCCTCTTCCTCTTCCTCAACAACACCCTCTTCTTCCTCTTCTTCTTCCTCACCACCCTCTTCATCGCTTTTTTCTTCTCCTCCTCTTTCAACAGATTTTATATTTGCATCGATAATTTCACCCGAATTAACTGCAGACAAGTCAGATGCATTTTCTTCTTCACTGCGAATCAAATGCACCACAGACTCAGACAACTCACCAGTGCCACCGCCACCACCACCACCACCACCGCCTTCCTCATACTCAGCTGCCCAACCTTCTTCCGACACAAGCGCAATTTTTGAAATCATGTATCCACTATACCTGTCAACGATTTGGTCACCTTCGCGTTTCCCGTTTGTTCTTTCAATTTGTGAAAGCACTGTTATGTATTTCAAAGACTTGGGATCTTCTGGATTGTAACTTTGAGCAAGTTTATATAAAAACGTGGGTAACAAACGCACACCCGGAACACCGCACGATTTGCAATAATACCAGCGAGCATCCTCATCCGAAAATGCATCTCTAACAAATAACTCGCTGTTTACAAAATCTAAAATGCATTGATATTTTTTGGCAACATCATCAATCCCTATTATGCAGTCTACAACGTCTTGATAAGGCGATTTGACTATTGTTTTTACCTTTTTATTATATTCTTGACCAAGAATATACTTCTTCTGATTATACTTCAATATTTCATAAATCTTCAACTTTGAAAGAAGTTTTATATTTTTCAAGTCTCGTAAAAATGTTTCATCGAGGCTCTTTTTCTTCATTTCACTCTTCGAATCAAACTCGTCTATAATCTTATTTGTCAAATCATTCAATAATGACGAGTCGAATACTGTTTTGTCTAAACATTTCTGGTTGATTGAAAAACACAGCGGTTTTGGTTTTTCTTCCGACGGAATATTGCAAAAATATGATGGGTCGTCCACCTGCACATTCTGAAGTTCGGGGTCTTTGTCAATCATCCATTCATTCCCTTTTCTAACATAATAGTCATACCGCACAGACTCGTCATCCGCATCAACAATTTTCAAAGCTGCGTAGTCTCCGTCTTTAACAACGCGCTTTCCCGTAGAATCATACTTTGAATCATAAACTATGTCTCCAGATTTTCCATTATCTATTTCTAAAGCACCCAGAGATGAATACACTCGACTCAAACGAATTTCGCGCTTTTTACACGTCTTTGAATCCGCCCCAGATAACTCCTTCTGCATTTGTTCCTTCAAACCCTGTTGCTCCCTTTTTAGTATCGTGTCCATCTCTGAAGACGTCAAATCCGAATTTTCAACTGCCATGACATCCATATACAACCGCGCAAAATCAGCGTCAATAATTATTTTCATGATTTCTGAAGATGATAAAAACCCATCACCGCCAATACCAGCACCAGTACCACCTTTATCTTTATTTAAACTATAAAGTTTGAATATCTCATCTAATGAGGTGGTGTCATCATCCGACAAAACTATTTTCTTATGCAAATCTTTTGAACTCGCACTTCGTCTGCCACCTTCATCATCTATAAAAGCATCATAAAACAACTCTAACGAATCTTGTTTTGTAATTACATTTTTATCAACAATTTTTTTAAATTTCAAAGATAATGCAGAAATCCTTTTCATAAAATCGGAAATATTTTTATTTACATATTCGCGCATCATGTTGTATTGACGTTCCGTCAAATCTTTGTTATATATCAAAAAAGGCTGAAGTGCATACACAACTTCATACACTGACAAGCAACGATTCAAACGGAATTCCAACGCTGCAAATGCATCTTCATTGGTTGGAACAAATGAAGAAATAAAATTACTTATTTTACTTGTGGATTTTGATATCGTTTCATTTGGAGCAAACGCTATAACATCTGAAAAAACAGTCCCGCCCTTGTACTCTTCCAATCGCGCGCGAATTGCTTCTTCATCATTATTGCCAGCAGCACTACCAACTGCACCAACATTTATAATCTCGGTTGCAATGTTGCTTCGGTACTTGATTTCAGAAATCAAAGCCGACCAAGTCTTCAAATACAATGAGTCGATTGAAACTCTGTCTAATAACAGTGTATCAGGTAATCTCGCCTGCGTCAAAACAACCGCCTCCTTATTCAGCGTAACAAATGATGTTATAAATGCGGGGTCGTCTGGAGTCATATCAACCCTCTTTACACTATTTGACTTTACATCCTCAAATTCTAGTTTGGTCAACCCCGGATTATATGCGCGATCAATGTAGGTCTGAAACATTGCATTCGTCGTCGTCGTCATTGGCGTCACCGCCCTTCTTGCTACCGATACCGATGCAACCGTGTCATTATTTGTTGAAATGGTCAAAATGCTTTCATGAACCGGTTTATTTTGAAACACATACTTATTATCTGGATTTTGTTTCGGATTTTCAAACGGTGTTAAATATGAATTCAAGTCTTCCATCAGTCTTGGATTATAAGGCGCATTTAGGTCCGGATACACGTTCTTCTCTTCAAGTATTTGCTCTTTAAAATCATATACTCCATTTTCCACATTAGAACCGACAACATCATCACCTGTTACATAAAGCTTTTTAATATTTTCTACCACCGGCAACACCCATAGAAGTTTCGTGTCTAAATTCTGAATGTGCTCCACACACGGTTTGTCAGTTTCGCTCAAAGCTTTCGGCATTCTTGGAACGCCATTCTTATCAAACAGAGAATACTCTTTCCTTAATTGAAAAAAACGCTCAATTCCTCGATGAATTCTGTTCATCTCCGCATCCGTCCGTTTGCTTTTTGGAATGGATGAAATAATACTCTCTAGTAAATCGTCATACTGTTTCGTTTCAGACACAATTCTTTGAGACAACGGAACTTCGTACATGATGCTTGCAAATATTTTATTGCCTTCATCTAACGCTTCAGCTAAATCAAGTTCAATTCCTGATTCTTCTTCTCCAAGCTCATATTCGCCAAAACCTTCGCCTTCCCCTTCTTCCTCACCCTCACCTTGAAGACGACCGCTCGGAACATCAACCGGTTTTGGTTTGAATTCAATCACGTTTATTTTTTTTATCCATGGAGGCAACCCGCTACAACCAAAATGTATAAAAATACTCTCTTGTAACTCCTGCGGAACGTCTTTTACCTCTTTCCTAATTTCATCAAGCACCAACTTTGCTTCAATCATATCTTGCACTGCATCTACATCTGCAATCTTACACAATATATAAAGAGGTTCCTCGTCTTCTGATGATGACGACGATGACATGAGTTCAATCGAAATCGTCATGTCAATTTTAAAACCACATTGCTCAACATATCTGTGACTGGACTTCCTTTTGATAATTTGAATTTCTGAAACTTCTTCATCTTCAATTTTTTGTATCTTGTCGTTAAATACTTTTACACTTGTTACTTGCTGCGTTTGTTTATTTTTTAATTTCAATAATGCATAATCAATATAGATAATCTCATACACGTTATTTTGCAACTTGGACTCAGGCACGTGTGCATTTATTTTGATTTCATCTCCAAGAAATAATTTATTTTTGTTACCACCTGTATTTTCTGATTCTTTTTCTTTTTCTTTTATGTTACTCATGAGTAAAAATATACTAATATATAATTATATATATAGTATAATAGTTAGAGAAAATTCTATAATCTTTACACTATTATTAATTTAGCCCAAACAACACGTTTTTAAAAGTTGTTAAATGTTTTATATTTTAATGAATGAATATAAAGAATAAACAAGTAGTAACAGTATACCGAGCATTAGAGAAAATATAAACAAGATGCCATCACATCAAGAAGAGTCGTCCAAAGTACAATATCGTTTTGATTTGAATTCTTTTTCCGAGATTATCGACAACAGCGTTGAACCCATTAAATGTAAAAAAGTGTCCGCATCTGCCGTGAGTGCGAATGCACAAGCACAAGAGGTACAATCATCCTATTATTTAATCAACTATGATAAGAAAATCGTGCGTAAATGTTATGCTGATGCTATTGATGTTAATGTAAAACATTTTCGTTCGGTTATTTTGAACGAAGATCGAAGGGTTATTGGATTTTCTCCGCCAATGTGTGAAACAAGATATGTTGCACTTGACGTTGAAAAAATTCAATTTGCCGAAGAATTTGTTGAAGGAACAATGGTAAACTTATTTTATAACTCGGCAAATGACGTTCAGGGTTGGGTTTTTTCAACTAAAAATACAGTTTGTCCTGTTGAAAAAACGGTAGGAAAGTGTTTTAAAAGAATGTTTTTGGAAGCGTGTGCAGATGCCAATTTGAATTTCGATGACTTGCCGAAAGACTACTGTTATAGTTTTGTGATGCAACATCCGGATAATGTTATTGTGTCACCTGTGAAAAATACGGCACTTTACATTGTTGCCACTTATTTCATTGAAAATAATCACGACTTTACTTCCGCAACTGCATATGAAATGAAGCGGTCGTCGGTTGTGCATTGGAGTAGTATTTCAAAAGTGGCGCATCCTGCTCGTTTCACCATAAAGGGTGAAGACGATTTTAATAAAATAGTGAAACTGTATGCTTCTTCGGATTCATTGTATTACTATCCCGGTGTTATGTTTCGAACGACCACGGGGGAGCGTTTCAAGTTTCGCAATCCAAATTATGAGATGGTGAAAAATGCAAAGGGTGTTAGTGCAAGATGTGAGATTATTTATTTGCATCTTAAACAACTGAATTATTTGAAAAAACACTTTGAAAGATGTCCGGAAGATGAGCTGAAATTTTTTGAGTTTCAGTCAAAGTTGTTCAACTACACTTCTTCTTTGCATAAAAACTATTTGGACTGTTACATTTACAAAAAGATGGGTTTGAAAGAATTTCCTAAAAAGTATCGAAACAACATGTATAAACTGCACAAGCAATATTTGGAAGTTCTAAAATACAAAGGAAAACGCGTAACGATGTCTCACGTCATTCAATTTGTAAATAGTTTATCTGTGTCATCACAATTTTATTTCTTGAATCAACAAGATGAGGATGAGAGTTGTCATGTGCATTCACCCGCGCCCGATGATGAAACACTCGTGCTAAAAACGCCAGAGTGTTCTCCAGTTGAATTCAAGTGTCCGAATGCGCCTTGATGAGCTAGCTCACGCACACGCACGCACACATTATATTCAAGGTAAAAAAATACATTTAATTTCTATTTAATTTATATTACATCCATTTTATAATATATTATTTATATATTATAAACATTTCAACATTTTATTTTCATTATAAATAAATCAATGTTTAATAAACTTATTATTTACTCATTCATATTGTTTATGTTTGCAATCATAGCTGCAAATTATTATAAACATGGAAATATTTTAGAAGGACTTGACACTGATAACGCATCATCTGCGGACGCGCCTGTTCCTGCTTCTGCTTCTTCTGCTTCTTCTGCTTCTTCTTCCTCAGACATTGGCGTCACTGTAGGAACATACACCACAAAAATAGATGATTTGGAAAAAAAAATAAACTCAATGCAGTCTAGTATGTTGACACTTGTGCCAACTGTTTCCAAAAATGCATCTGACAATGAAAAAAATAAACAAGCAATTCTAGCAATTATTGCAAATAAAGATAAAACATAATTTATAAACCATCAAATAAATAATTTAATTTTAATATGAATTTAATATAAATAATAATTAAAAATGAAACATTATTTACATTTTTCAAACATTATTATATTCATGTACATTCTATTTTTTACTGCAATTATTTTTAAACACCTTGCGACTACAACTGAGACATACATTGAGCCAATGTCTTTAAGCGAAACAGTTGACGCAGACAAGTTAAGAACAAGTTTACTATCTGGAAAAGTGAAAGCATTTCAACCCACATTCGATGAATTTTCACAAAATGTAAACGATAATACATCCAACATAAAAACAACCATGGATACAATAACAACCGTGCTGAAACAAAAAGTAAATAATGTAAATCAAAGGGTTGGAAAAGATATTACTGATAAAGATAATGCGCCTGCTCCGATTACCGGTACATCGTAATAAAAAAAACTGAATCCTCGTCTCCTCCTCCTCCTCATTTGAATTATAATATTGAATTACAAGAATTACAATATTATCATTTAGAAAACATTCTCATTCACACACACACACACACACACACACTTCACAATCAATCAAGTTTCAAACGACGAATCAGCAAAGGAGAGTTGCACCTTGCCCTATGTTCTGCAATTCGTTGGCTTCTACGAGGAGGAATGTATGAAGACAACTCAATGTCATCATAACCATTATCATTGTCGCTGTCGTCGCTCTCGTCGTCGCTCTCGCAGCTCTCGTCTTCTGACTCATCCATAACAATGCGGTCGACCTGCCTCGAAAAGTAATCAACAAATTTCATGATTGTCATCATTAGCATTTTCGACAAGAGCAGAATGATTATCATAAACAAACCAAGACCTACAACAACGTCATAAACCTGTTCAACTCTGTTGATGTTTGCTGTATTTGCTGTATTTGCTGTATTTGCTGTATTTGCAGTTGGTGTTGCCATATTTCCACTTAAGATTCGTGTGTTCGTGATTCTTTGTTAACCTCTGCTGCTGTATCTGCACACTCTCGTTTAGTATTTTTATAATTCAATTTATAAAAATATTAACCTTAAAGTGCTAATAAAAAATAAAATTAAAAATATTAAGAATGCTTATTAAGAATGCAAAATCATCATTTCTTCAATATATTTTTTATCATAAATTGCAATATTTGTACTTCTATCCCAACTGCTATATGTTGCAATTACGCGCGATTTTTCTACCACTAAACCAATGCAATATTCAATGCAGTGTTCATCAAATTTAAACAAGGGACTGTATTTCAACAACGCCATGTCTTCGTTATTTTTGAATACAAGAATCATGTGATAATAATGCCGCGGTTCTTCATATGAAACAATGTGAACCACAAACCATATCTCATCATTGTAGTTGAAACCGCACGTAGAACCTCGAATGTGTTTGAATAAACCAGGATAGTCTGTCTCTTTCTTCATGCATACCCTTCTTAGTATGGCTGGATTTTCTTCGTCTATTTTACAGATTTGAAGCGGACTCCAATTGTATATAACCCGTCTTTCCCCCGCTATGTTTACAAACACCCAATTTTTTTCACACTCCGAATTCAAATTAAACTCAGGTTTGATTTCAACGGGTTTCAATGCATTTCCATTTCCAGTTCCACTGTATGTTCCATGAACAACACCTATCTTTCCGGTTGCATGCAACCCAACACCAACAAATAACAAACCGCCATCATCATCATCATAAAACAGTCTTACATCCTCAACTCCAAGGTACAACTTGTCAGCATATTCAACACTGATTATTTTTTCTTTTCCTTCAACCATCATAAATTCATCATTCAACTCCATATATTTATTCAGCGATATGATGTGTTTATCGTAACTATATTTTCCATTAGAATCAATCCTATAGTTCACTAAACGCACATTCATAACATACCCGCCACCGCCACCGCATCGTTTTGGAAGAATGCTACACGAAGACGAGTAAAAATGATATTTACTTCCATTTACTTCATGGTCTACTGTAAAACTCATATCACGTTTAACAGAAAAAACCAATCTCAAATTATAAAATTTTATATTTCGCAATAGACTTGAAATCATGAAATTGTTGCAATGATTCAACACGGAAACAATCGACTCACTTAATCTTTTTATATTGTTTCTCTCTTCAGTATAATATGCAATAATAGTGTATTCATAATCAAACTTGTATGTATACACGTCATTTTGTAAAAATAAGTATTCATCTTTCATTGAACCGCACATACGTATAGCATTTTTTGCAATCGTGTAAAATAAATATGATAATTTATTTTGACTAATTTCTCTATAGTGTTTTGCAATTTCATATAAATTTTCTACTCGGTATGGTAGAATATCATACGCCATCAACCATGAATCAATTGCTTCAGGCATTTTTTGGAGACTCTTATAACACAACCCAATGCTGTAATAAGAATGCCAAATTTCCTGGTTCCATCCACCAAGTGCAATTCTCTTGTTATACATGTCAATTGCTTCACTGTTTTTACCCATGTCTTTCAGTGTATTTGCCAAATAAAAATGATACCTATCATTTTTTGGATTTTCGGCTATTCCTTTCATTAGCAACTCCATGTCGCGAACACACTTGTTACCCTTTGACCCGCCATCACCAACGTCATGAATAAACACAACATTCTTTTCAAATGTTTCCTTTACAACATTTGACGAGAAATTAACATACTCATGAGTTACACCAAGATAAGAAGCACACCCATTATTTTTTAAAATTCTTATGTTTTTGTAGTAAAAATCGTTTGACCCTTGAAAAATATAGTACGCATCGCATGACAACATTTTTTTTGAAAACACATTCTTGTTTGGATGAAATACCATGTCCGCATCCAGCAACAATACATAATCCGACATTCCTGCGCATGCTTTCAACGAATAATTGCGATTGTGAGAGAAGTTTTGAAAAGGTTCAACAACAATTTTTCCAGGAATATTTTTATCATTAAAATACTTTTCTATTTTTTCCACCGTATCATCTGTCGAACCAGTGTCACATATGCAGTAACAGTCTATCCATTCAACCACGGAATCGAATAACCTGTATATAATATTAGTTTCATTTTTTACAATCATGTTCAAGCACAATGTTGGTTCCGCCATATTTTTTACTTATTTATTTTGTTACTATTATCACAATTGTAATGTTTAAATTCATTTTTTTTATTCATTTATTTCAACTTTGTGTCAACCTGGAGGAGAGAGTTATAAGTTAAAATAAGTTAAAAAATACAATTAATTATGTTTACAGTTTTTAATAAATGTGTTGTAACTACTGCATGTCATATTTCTTTACATATAAAAAACTAATCGAAAACGATAAAGAAACAAATGAAACAAACAGTTCAGATAAAATTGTAATGTATAACAGTAAGTTACCACAGCAACAACAACAACAATACATAACAGATGCAGAAACATTAACAGTGTCAACATTGAACACAAATTTAGATGAATTCAAAGTACTTTTTTTGACTCAAGAAAAAGTATGTTATGAACTGCGCTCAGACAATGCGATTTTGAAAAATAAACTAGAGATAAGCACTTCAATAAGTAACAAACGACTTCAGAAAATAAAAAAACTACAGATGAAAATATGCAAGCTTGAATCAGCCAATGCAACATTTGAAAAGATTTTAGGTCATTCCAACCCCAACCATGTCAATTTTACCAATAATACACCTTCACCTTCACTACAACTGCTACCACCGCCTCCACCTCCGCCTCCGCCGCCTCCGCCTCCGCTACTATTACCCATTGGTATAAAACAAACACTGCCTCCCCCCAAACCTAATACAATGAACAATGTTTTGGAGGAATTCAAATCAAAGTTTACACCGAAAGACTAGTGTAATTATTCATAAAATATAATATATAGTATGTATAACAGAGTAATACAGCAGCAACCAGACGAATGAACATTTCTTTAAACTCCATCGATGATGCAACTCTAGAATATATGGTAAATGTCGCACAATATGAAAAATATCTTCGAAAAAATAATTTAGACTATGACACGGGATTCAAAAAGGATTTGAAATTTTATCGAAAAAGAATCATTTCCATTACGAAAGACCTTTTTAAGAATGAAGTCAAAGACGTTGCGTTGAATGGCGCATTCAACATGTACATGAAGGCGTGTATATCTCATTTAAAATTTGAAGACCAAAGCGAAACCATTCAAAAGTGTTACGTGTGCATGGGTGTTGTAAGCGGCAGCAGCAGTGCACAACAAGAACAAGATAAACCTTGCATATGCAACTCCAACGCGAATGCGCTCCATGCATTCGAATTAAATAAAGCCAATGAACTTTGTTTCAAACCAAAAGAAGTGAAAAAATTGACACTTGATACTTATGTCATTAAAAAGTCATCATCTCAAAAAAAAGAGCCAGTTGTTTTCCCACAACAATTTAAATTCAATCCCAAAGACCCGTCATTCAAGTACAAGGGACTAAAGAAGAAAAAAAAAGAAAAACGCATCGTCTCAACCCCAACAACCATTCCTGATGATGATGAATCCAATAAGAAAACCACTTTAAATTCAGACAAAACAAATGAAACCAAATAAATAAATAAAATAAAAGCTAGAAATACTTAAAATAGAAGCACAAAAACGAAAACTTTATATAATTATTTATTATGATAACATATTATAAATATATTACAAATGTCGTCGTCTAATAAAAAAATAAAAAATAATCAAACCAAGTCAAAAAATATAGAGTCACCACCTACCTCATCTTATTTAGATGAATCATTTAAAAAACTTTCGTGCAGTCCAAAACAAGAAAAGGACTTCACGTGTTACACCACAAATGCTATTATAAGACTTAGAGACAGTTGGAACGCGCGTCATCCAGATGCGTTGATAAACAGCAATGACGTGAAAGTCATTTGGGAGTCATTAAAATCCGCACTAGGAAACGTGTGCAACAAGGAGTCGTGTTGGTTTAGACAATTATTGAAAGAAGGTACTTCTGCGACAAAAGACTTATTCAATTACTTTGCACCTGAAAGTCCGAAAACATGGAATAAAAATCCAAATGAATGGTTGTCTAGCATTGATATTACAAAAGTTATGAAACAATATGAAGATGCATTTCCTTTTTTCGAATTTATTGGTCCCTCTCCCATTGACTTTGATAAAACTCCAAAAGGTCAGTCATCATGTGTGTATGAAGAATTGTGCAACTTTAACATAAAATCATACCTGAATCCGAACAACAATAAACATAAAATTGGAATTGTTTTCAATACTGATCCCCATTATTTATCTGGTTCGCATTGGATATCTCTCTTCATCAACCTAAAACAACATTTTATTTTTTTCTTTGACAGCACCGGAGACTCGCCGTCCAAAGAAATCAACAAGTTTGTCAAAAGAATCATGCAACAGGGTAAAGAAGTTGGAATCAACTTTAAATATATTATAAATAATAAACAACATCAAAAAAGTAACACGGAATGTGGAATTTATTCGCTTTTTATGATTGCAAATCTCTTAAAAGAAACAAAAACTCCACACGACTTTTTAACAACTATTTTTACAGATAAAGAAATGATGGAATTCCGTAAAATATTTTTCAACAAAGAGTCAGTCTAAAAGTCAAAAGTCGAAAGTTTGATTTATAAACTCATTATAGTTGTGAGTTTATAAACCTTGTGTATTCATTTCATTATTTATGAAGATGGCGAAGAAGTGATGGACGCCAAAGATATAATCAATCGTCTTATCTTCCTTCTAAATGTGTAGTAGTCAGGATCATCTGTTTCTGTCACACTTTCCAACCCTTTCAAACACTCGTAAAAATGTTTGCAGCTTTCAACCGTTAATGCATTTTTTGAATCTGTTCCATTCTGGTAAATTGCATTCATATTTTTTCTACAATTTTCATGATATTGCGTGTAATGATAGTCGTATGAAGAAACGCTAAGATAATTCAGTATGTTGCACATGACTTCAACTATGTCATCTTTCAACTTTGTTAGCCTCATACATTCACGAGTGTCCACCTCTTCGACCGTCTCCATTTTCAAACCACTATCCATGCAAAACTACAACACAATTAAATAAGTTTTCGAATATATATATTATTATAAATAATAATTAAGATTCTAAATCATTATTTATATTTTATATTTCACGCCTACTCTCCTCACTCACCCCTCTACCTACTTACGACCGGCACCAGCACCAGCACCGGCACTGCGACCACCACGAGTGCGGGGAGCTGCATCGCCGCGTGACTTGGACGATGGCGCCGACGACCGCGAAGACTCAGGAGCAGGAGCAGAAGACGATGCCGTCCTCCTCAACACCGGCACATACGCGTCGCCACCATCCTCTTCCTCGCTCTCTTCATGTTCACGACCATGTTGATGCTGGTGCGAAGAAGAAGAAGAAGACTGGCGCATCTCATTGCGCGTCTCGCACATCAGTTTTCCGCCAAACATGCCTGTTACGTTCGTCGCCTGGCACGAATGCTGACCATTTGCAACATTTGACACATCAAATTCAACATACTCACCTTGAACCAAGAACCTGTACTGCTCCTCCTGTACTTTGACATTCGAATGATGCACGAAAACCTCGCTTCCAACCTTTAGCTCACCGCTTCCACCTCCATGAACCACGGTCAAAAATCCAAACCCAGTCTTCATGTTGAACCACTTTACACATCCCGCCATCTTTTGTCCACTCATTGCTGCTGTTGCCATCTTGTAACTTGTCGAAACGCTTTCTTGCTTTCTTATATAAGATACTAACGAGACACCTTTAAGTATATTTGAATATATATTTTAACTCAATGATATCATATATCATAACTAGTTGATATAGTTTATAAATAGTTTAACTGCCTCCGCCGCGAAGTCGCAACACCAAATGCAAAGTGCTTTCTTTTTGTATATTATAATCTTCCAGAGTTCGCTCATCTTCCAGCTGTTTCCCCGCAAAAATAAGTCGCTGTTGATCTGGAGGAATACCCTCCTTGTCTTGTATTTTTGATTTCACTGACCCTATCGTGTCATTCGCCTCTATTTCAAGCGTAATCGTTTTTCCAGTGAGTGTTTTTACAAAAATCTGCATCGTCGTCGTTTCTTTGTATACTCAGTTATGAAAGTATCTCTCTAAATGTTTTTCATATAACTTTTAAAAGATTACAAACCTAAATGAAAAAATGAAACGTACTAAATGCATTAAATGTACATGGTTTTGATAAACGAATTGTCATGTGCCGTGTTTACATTTTTTATAAATAACTGAATTCCATCCTTGACATCTATCTTTGATATACACCTTTTTATTTTACTTTTTCCTGCTAATAAATTTTTAGAATGTGCAATCTTACACTTTACAAATAAAAGCTCCATGTCACCGCCGTGATGCTTGAAATGCACAGAATGTTCTTTGATAAATTCGTCGGTTATAGCACCTTCTTCAATAAACCAACCACCATCAAGTATTTTTTTAATAAATATTTTCACCAGCTCCTCTGGAGAATAAGACTGCATCGTAAAGTGAATGCTGAAACGACGCTCCAAACCATCATTCATTCCAAAAAAATTGCGCTTCAACTCATCCTTGTATCCAGCAATCATCAAAATAAAATATTTGTCGTCGTCTTCACGCATTTCTGTCAAGCTTTGGTTAATCAAATCCAAACACTCTTTGCTATACGAATCCTGCGTGTCTTTACCGCTGCTACTTCCAACTGAATAAGCCTCATCAATAAAAAGAACTCCGCCTCGCACAGACTTCAACACCTCTGCCGTCTTTAATGACGTTTGCCCTAAATAACCCGCAATCAAATCTCCTCGACGAACCTTTTTGAAAATACCATTTTTTAAAACACCCATTTTTAAATATATTTTTGCCAACTTTTGCGCAAACTCGGTCTTGCCAATACCCGGTTCACCATATATCGCCGTGTGCAATAAATCGTCATTTTTGCGATTTAAACGCATGCTATAATAAAGTATTAATATTACAACTTGCCTCTTAATTTCTTGCTGCCCTATCATACTATTCAAATCCTCCATTTCAGGAAGCAAATCCCGTATCATTGCCAGGTCAATGTTATACTCAATGTGCGGCTCCAATTTGAATTCTGTTCCAACCTTTTTACCAATACTTATCAAATCTTCCAACTCATCAACTTCTGCCTCTATATTTATCCGACTTGTCACCTTTGACACAGCCGGCATCAATAAACCTCCTCCGATAGACGAACGCTGTTGCGGTGGAGGCGGCAGCGGCGGTGGATACATAATAAATGACCTGGAAACCGGAGCATATGACATTGATTCATAGTATTTATGTTTATTATTCTTAATATGTGACACAATTTTTCTTTTACCATTGTTTCTGTCATCATTATTATTTGTAGTGTTTGACATTTTATTTTTCGTTGTTATTTATTATGATGTATATGATATATTAATATATATTAATATAATATTATTAATATTATCGTCCAAATAAAAAAATAGTTATAATTTACTTGCACCAATTTTATAACTATAAATTTTGTTTTATTTTATATTTTGTTATTTATTTATGATTTGATTTTTCTCTCTTCTCTCTACAAACCATGCCAACATATCTTTGTTATAATACCTTTGTTCATTTCTTGCGAAGCATTCATAAAAAGATAATGTTGGCATAGTTTGTAGAGAGAAGAGAGAAAAATCAAATCATAAATAAAAAAAATAAAAATATGAAATTATATATGCGCAATACTGCACCATTTTATTAGTCGGTGATATGAACTTCCTTTCCTATCGTTTTTATGATGCGTTTTTCGCCTACCTCCGGTATCGGCGTGCAAATGTGATTAAACGTCATTAAAAAATCATCATTCTTTGATGAACTCGTTTTTGCAACTTCCGGGTCTGAATCCTTCCACTGTTTTAATGTTGTAATCTGTTTTTTTGTTATTGCGCCAATCGTGTCTTTCAATTTTGAATTTCCTTCATCCTTTTCCCATTTCTCTTCGTCCTTGATGTACATGATGTCTCTCTTGTTATCTGTGCAATGAATGGGGCGCTTGTAAATGTCCAATTCTTTCAACCCTCGCAAAAAAATATTACCTACACTGTCCTCTAGTGTCTTTTCTCTCGTCACATTCAAATCATCTAATGTAATTTTCAGGGAATTTATAAAATCGCCAATGTTGATTGCATCCTTGCATTGTTCATTCAAAAATACATTCAAGTTGAATTTCTGTTTAATGTGAGTATTATTATTTGTAATCAAATTAGTATTTCCGCACATCATTGGAATCATATCCACTAACTGTTTGTGATACTGTTCCTGCTGCTCTCGCATGAATTTTTGCTGCTCTTTCATTAGTTCCTTCATCTCAGCATTGTCTCTCATCAAATTTATGATGATATTGTCTTTACCAGAGCACAACCGCTGTTTATGTTTCATTAAACCATTCTGCGTTTTAAATACTTTACCACATTCACATTCATTATGTTTTTGAATTTTGTTTTCAGACTTGTTCATATCACATTTCATTTTCATATGTTTTTTTGTTCTAAGATGTCGTTTGTAGTCACTCTCAAATATACACGAAAAACAACAACATTCACAAGTATATTGTTTATATTTACAAATATCACCAGTCATTCTTATTATGTCTTATTATGTCTTATTATGTCAGTTAATAAATACGGATAAAAAATAAAAATGTATATTACTCCGAAATCCGCAGCGTATGTATACATTAACCATATAATATTTCTAAATGGATTAGATTAGATTATTTATTTATAGAATGGAGGGAGGTGGTGCGAATTAAAATGTCGCTTTTTCGTGGCGGCTGCATAAAGAATCGGGTCAAAAAAAGCAGGGGTCAAAAAAAAACGAGCGGAATTGTGACTTGTATGCTCACAAAATTACAAAAATTAAAATGGTCCCACTGCATAAACCTAGCGGCTGAAAACGGGGTCAAAAAAAACGAGCGGAAATGTTACCATTATGCTCACGAAATTTCAAATTTTCAAAATGTCGCCAGAGCATCGCCCCGCAGAATCAAAAAGTGCCAAAATGGAACAAAAAAAACGAGCGTTTTTGAAATTTTTTCTAGCCTTACCACAGATGCTCACGCTTTTCGAAAAATGCGAAAAAAAGCGCTGATGCTCGTTTTTTTCGGTCCATTTTCTCGTTTTTTTTCATTTTTTGAAATCAGAAAAATCCGGAAAAAATCGGAAAAATGTCCAGAAAAATCGCATTTTTCCCATTTTTTCTTATGCTCTGCGGCATATTTTTCATTATTATCGCGTTACTTATAATGCTCACAATTTTATGTATTTTGCTTTCAACCAAAAAACAAAAAAAATGTGGAAAAAACATTTTTAAAACTTTTTTTAAAAATCAAAATTTGGACAATTATTTTTGTCCATTTTTCAAATTTTAAAAAAAGTTTTGAAAAAAAATATTTTTCCTTTTTCTTTCAATTCTTATTCTTCAATTCTGAATTTACAAAATTTACAAATATGATGATTATAAAACATAATAAATGTATGTCGTTGTAATAATATATTGAACAGTTAACAATATTACATGAAATACATGAAATTAGCATTTATTAGTGGAATAACTGGGCAGGATGGTTCTTATTTGGCGGAACTGTTGTTGGAAAAAGGATACAAAGTATTCAGCATTGTTCGTAGGACGTCGTTATTATTTTCGCATTCAAGAATTGAATCGATTCGCAATAAAGTTGAGTTACGATATGGTGACATGACGGATACATCCGGGTTATCAAATTATATAAATACCATTCTTCAAACCCATCCCGAGTTTGAAATTTTTGAGGTATATAATTTGGCAGCGCAATCTCATGTGGCTATATCATTCGAAATACCTGAATACACCGCAGATGTGGACGCAATTGGAGTATTACGTTTATTAGAAATTATAAGAGGACAACCGGAATCCATAAGAAAGAAGATAAGATTTTATCAGGCGGGAACAAGCGAAATGTATGGGGAAGTGAAAGAAACGCCACAGAATGAGAATACACCATTTAACCCGGTATCGCCGTATGCGGTTGCAAAAGTGTATGGTCACTATATCACGAAAGTGTATCGAGAAGGATATGGAATATATGCAGTCAACGGAATATTATTTAATCACGAGAGTAAACGTCGTGTTGAGAATTTCGTTACGATGAAAATTATAAATGGTATTAAAAATATATTACAAGGAAGGCAAGAATACATTGAGTTAGGGAACATTGATAGCAAACGCGATTGGGGTCATGCCAAAGACTACGTCGGCGGAATGTGGTTGATGCTACAACAGGAACGCCCGGATGATTATGTGCTTGCGTCGGGAAAAACGCACACAATTCGTTCATTTATTGAAAAAGCATTTTCATTCAAAGGAATCACGATTGAATGGAGTGGAGAGGGGCTTGATGAAGTTGGAAAAGATGTGACGGATGGAAAAATACGAGTTAAAATAAATTCAAAGTATTTTCGCCCTTGTGAAGTTGAGTTTTTGTTGGGCGACTCGTCGAAGGCACAACAGAAGTTAGGCTGGACATTCGAATATGATACATTAGAGAAATTGATAGAAGAAATGTTTAGTTAAGCTAAGCTTAGCTGAATGTCATCTGTCATCACAATCGCCTGTCATCATCATCTTTATATATGCATATGAACACTTCTATTTCAAGCAGCGATTGCAAATGGGTTCATAGCCTAGTTGGCAAACGTTCGGTTCAACGTTTGGTTCAGAATTTGAACATCCATCCCACCCATCCAGGTTTCGAATCCTCACGTTGTCGCTGCAAAAAATTCAGTTTGGAATAACCAACTTGCATGTGTAGCTCAATCGGAAGAGCGCCGGGAAATCAAACCACCGTCTTGTTCAACATAATGACACAAAAAAGTCCGAATGAATAGATGGTTATCTAACTCGGAGGTCGCGAGATCGAAACTTCGCCACATGCATCTTTTTTTCAAAAAATCATCCACCAATATAACATTTTTAGTTTTTTATTCCACGAAATATCGCTTTTTCGAGGATGTTTTTATATTTTTTATTCAAAATATTGAAAAAACGACATTTTGAATAAATGAAAGCATTATCATGCGCAAAATTTTGCCGTTTTTTCCAGTCACTGCATAAGGAAGGGGGTCGAAAAATGGGGTCAAAAAAAACGAGCGGAAATGTGACTTGTATGCTCACAAAATATCATTTTTTAAAATGGTCCCACTGCATAAACCTAGCGGCTGAAAACGGGTCAAAAAAAACGAGCGGAAATGTTACCATTATGCTCACGAAATTTCAAATTTTCAAAATGTCGCCAGAGCATCG